AATCGCTGACTCCGTTACTCAGCGTCTTTGACGCCCTACGGGGCACGTTGTATTAGCGAGTAACGAGCTGGCTGTCGTTGCCACGAATAACGCGGTAACTAATATCCCAGGCCTGTTTACCTTTCACCTCTGCAGGGCTGACCGTTAAAATCTGAACCCCTGTGCTCTTTTGCGCGATAACTTGACCCTCATTAGCGCCGTGGGTAAGTTCGAACGGGATAATTACGCCAGACAGCTGTATAGCAAATGGGTCGAACGTGCTCAGCGTGGGTGTTTCAATTATCCATTTACCCTCTTCGTTCCAGTCGTTAATAAAAATTTGCTTACGCTCAGTTCCTTCATCGTATTGAACGTCTTCATTACCGTTAAGCTCGTATTCATAGAGGTTGAGTGCTTGACCATCTAGCGTAAATGTCGTGTTGGTATTGGACATGGGCAAAGGATCTGAAAACTCGCTGAAATCTGGTTCAGGCGGTGTACCTTCCAACGTGCCCCCATAAACACCTTTAATTTCGGCGGTACCCATGAAGCGTTCATTAATTTTGCCCGCGTAGGAAATACTCGCTTTACCTGCTAATAAGATGTGATACATCCCTTCCCAGTAGAAATAGATCGTACCGTCTAACTCTTCAGATGCATTTTGAATGCGGTTATGTGACACCTCAGTCGCCACATCCGTGTTTTCATCTTTACCTGATAATTGAACGAGTGATGACCATGCTGCAGGCGAGGATGCTGTGCCAGAACCTGCCAGTTCAAAAGGCGCTGTGATACTAATCATTTCACTGGTATGAATGACGGGTTGCCCACCGTTCCTGCCGTCGTCAAGGTCGCGACTAACTTGTTCAGTTTCTAAGGGCTTTACGCTTAGGCCTGTGGTCAATATGGCTTTAGGCGTTGCACCTGCAGCGATATAGTCAGTGCCTGAAGTATCACTGTCTCTGCGAAGCGCGAGTAAGATGAACTTTTTCTTTTCCTTAAACCCTGGAGTGATACTCATGATTTCTTCTCCTGTGCTTTTGGCTGCGCTTTGGTCTCAATAGGGCGGTCTTCAACATCCACGACTTTTAGCTTTGGATGTGCACTAATTTGTGCGCGTTTGCCGTCGCTTAGCTCACCCGTTTTAAACTTGTTTTCACCAGGCTTAAACGTAACGGCTGCGCGCGTAATATCGTTGTCGCTGGCGTTGGTCACTATGATCATGTTGCATTTCCTCTGTACCAGGTATTGGTTGAAAATCTGTCTATCCACCAAAGACCGTCGTTGGTGAAACCGATAAGGTCGCCATTCCCCAAAATAACGCGTTCGTGCTCGTCGTCAGGTTTCCAACCAAACAGGCTTTCACGCAGTGTATTGCGCAGGCTTTCAAGCTCTGCAAGCGTTCGCTCGCCTGTAGGGTCGTTAATGGCACGTAATCCAATGACTACACCAAACGTCACGATAAACTCTTGCAGCGGACGTCCCATATCGACATCACGGCTATTTGTCATGGGTCGATTGCTGACTGGCACGACAAACGCTGCGCTATTGCGATGCAGTGGTTGGCTCATTGCTTTTCGCACGTTTGCGGCGGTGCCAACCTCGTCGAACAGGCTGGCGATGCGGGGTTTAACCAAATTCAACATTAGATAAACCCCTTTGAGTTGGTACGGCTAAATACGCCTGTCTCACTCTGGATTTGAATTTGGTCGTCAGATGCGGGCGACTCGTTGCTATCTGATAGACCTAACCGCACTTCGCCTTTACCCACCGACTTTAAAAAGTCCATCGCCGCCTTGTTGTTCTTATCGACGGTTTCAGGAACGGTGTGGTCGTACATATTGAACCTGGCGATGTCAGCGCATATTTTAATTAGCACGCTAGGCACAACATTAAGGGGCAGGGTGTAACGCCCACCCAAATAGCCATCAATCAAGTCACTTGCATCCTCTATGGCGGCACTTACTGCTTGCTCGTCAATAAAGCCGTTATTGTCGCGGTCAGTTAGACGTAACAGTTCATCGGCTCCGTAACGGTCAATTAAGTTGTCAGTAGTGCAATACGCCATAGTGATGCTCCGACTAGCGCTAATTAGGCGCTAGCCCCCGTGTCGTTGGTTGTGCTGGCTTTATCCGTTGCTTTCGCTCCCGTCTGCTTGGTAGGTACGGTTTGCGAAGCAGTCTTTTTCGCTGGCGTCTTTTTTTCAGCGGCGGCAGCGGTGAGCGCGGCAGAGATAAGTGAGGTATCAACGCCTTCTGGGATGGCATCGGACTGCATTTCACGGACAGACAGTTTTTTCTCTTTGTGAATGTCGTTAAGTTGTTCTTCTGTAAAGTAACCTTCTGGAAAGGCTTTTCCGGCGTCAGTAAAGGTTGTGCCGGCACGACGAAAGGAAGGCACACTTGCGGCGATGACTAATACGGCAATAGCGAGTTTTGACATAACGTTTCTCCAAAACAACTGGCCTTAATCTAAAAGCCAGTTGTAGTAGTTGTAGTGATTGTTAAGGTTCTAGGTATTCAGGCTTATAGGAAGTCAGGACTTAGGACTGTAAACTTGCCCTTCAACTCGTTACTTACCGTCACGCCGCCATCATTAATTTGTTCGCGTTCGTTAATCTTGGTAGCGAGTTCGTGCAGCGATGACGGCACCACCAACGTTAACTTGTTCTTACCTAAGCCCAGTGAGCGGCCACCGTCTGCTTTAAAGCTGCGGAACATGTTGATGGCTTCCCAAAGGGTCTCGGAAGTCAGTTCTTTTTTAACTCCGATGGCCATTTGCCAGAAGCCGTAGCCCACATTGCAGCGACAATCTACGCCGTAGCGGAAAACCTTATTCATGAACACTTGTTCGTCATTAGGGTTGTCCATGGCCTGAAACTGCATGCCTTTTCGGTCTTGGAAGATAAGTGGCTTTAAGCTTCGCGAAGTATCTAGCAGATACCAGGCATCGCCTGTGTAGTCTGCATCAATGATTGCGTTAGAGAACGAGGTGTCTGCGCCGCTGCCATCTACTTCAGCATTGACTGGGTGGTCGGTGTCAAAGAAGTACTGCCCGTCGTAACAGGTAGACGTGAAGCCCGCACCCAGCAAAGGGAATACCAGTTCGTCTGGGAATACAGACGCCGCGTAACCCATCTCATCCATCATGGGCGAGTACACGCCTAAGTTATCATCTTCGATATCGTTTCTATCTACCGCTACCGATGATTCAAAGTCCTTGTTGGTAATGGTGTAGCCGTGCTCTTTAATTGATTTAAGCTGACGTTCGCCAATCCATTCACGGAAGCCTGGCCATTGCCCTAACCAGCCGTAGGTATTCGATTTGGTTGAGGATGGAACGATTGTTGCCACGGCATTGTACATCGGCATGCCACGGGTTTTACCGTCTTCGAAGTTTTTACGAAACCCAGTTCGGATTGCGTTTAATACAGGTGAGGTAATAATAGCCATGTGCTTTATTTCTCCAAATTAAGTTTGTGGTTAGACGTAGAGCTAGTCTTTCTTAAGCTCGGTGGCGTAGTCCTCGTGGGAAATGCCCAGTTGGTCTGCAACAAGCTTTTGGTCAGCGGTAAGCGCCGCAACGCCGTTTTGGTCTTCACCGTCTGGTTTCTTTTCTTTGGTTTGCTTACCACCAAAGGCTTCCACGGTTGCGCGGCCATCAAGCTGTGCTTTAAGCGCTGCCATGCTACTTTTGCCCAGGCTACGTAAGTAAGGCAGCTCCGCTTGCGCCACGAACTTGCCGTCTTTTTGGGCCTGCTCAATAAGCTGGTCGACAGTTACCGCACTGTGGTTTGCCGATAACGCTGCTAGCTCTGCTACCACGCCGTTATAGGTTTCAATAGGCACATACTCGGCTGGGTTAATACCTTCTTTGGCTTGCTCAACTTTTGCCGTAAGCGCGGCAATTTGTTGGTCGCTTTCCGCTGCGCCGTCTAATTTGGACTTAATTTCGTCAAGCTTGGCTTTCACGCCTGGCTTAGTTAACTGTGCATGTAATGCAGCAGCATCGATGTCGGTAGACGGGGTAGTAATACCCAGCAGGTTAAATAGCAGGGCTAATGCTTCGTTCATGGGCGTAGGCTCCGATGGTTGGTTATTAACGTTTGCATGAAGGGCGGCAGCTTGACTCATGCCCTTTACTGCTGGGTCATTAGTGAGAGCGGCGCTGTGAAGGTCTAACACTTCACCTGTGTGTTTGTTGTAAATGACGACGGGGGAGTAGTATTTGTACTCACCGTCTTTGATGTGCTTTCGCGCGGTTGGCGTGAAATTAAGCTGAGCGAATAAGCCTTTGTCTTCTCGCCATTCGAATTTATTACCCCATGCACTGGCAGGGGCTTTAGAACCGTTCTCTTTGGCAAG